ATTCTGATTCTCTTTGAAATCCGCCTGGGAATTTATCTAGTGAAAGTTCATGGAACTGCCACTCTGAATCTGGTTCTGACTTTAGTCTTGTCTGTACGGTTAACATAATGGTATTATACTCTGTTTAGTTAATTTTGTCAAGCTCTTTCTTCACTCTTTCCAGAAGTTCTAAAACTCTAGTTCTATATGCAAAACCAAGCATTCCTGATTTCTGGCCTTTATCATATGGCGGCTCTTTATTCCAATCTGTATATTGTCTAGATGTCAAATCAATTAACTTGCCATTTGTATCAACTGCCCACCAATGCCAAATATCTTGTTGGTCTTGGGCTCGATAAAGTTTTAGTTCTTTTGTTGTAAAGATTTTCTGCAAACAAGCCGATGCTGTGTGGCAATGACCAAACATAGGGTTAATCGAATTGCGTTGGCGCCATTTGACAGGGATTAAATCTGGCGTTAGATTCTTTACAATCAAATCAGAAACTAGTTTTAAATTTTCTTCGTTATAAGTCATCGGATAATATCTATATCACTATCTGTTGTCCATATTTCTAAATCACTTCTTAATCTATCTTCTAGTTGAAGTTTGTTATATCTTTTAGTGGCCATTTTCTTCCACCATACTATCAATTCTTTTTCATAGTATCTATCGAAGTTTGGCGCCTTAACAATATCATTTGTTTTGCCATTAACTATATCTATATAGTTTTCAATACCATAATTAGATACATAATATCTTTTTCGTTCAGTCAACTTTTTGGCATTTGTGATTGTAGTTTTAAACTTTGTTAAATCATCGCCGTCTAATGACTTTCTAATTAGGCCTTGTATTGCTGATGTTTGTTTTAGTTTTCTACTTGAAGCATCTGGCTTGACAAACACGCCAATCTTATCTTCAACATAATTAAGCAAATCTTTAAATGGTTTACCATGTATCATAGGAATAAAATCACTATCAGTTAGGCCTTTGTTTCTTAACATAGGTTTCATGCCATCATATTGACTTGCTGACTTGGTACTACCATACAAACTTGTAGTTTCAAACATACATAAATTCATGCCATACTTTTTATTTAGTTTCTCTCTGACTTCATGTGAACAACATATAGCTGAGAGTAGTTTACCGCCAAGGTAATTATAACCAAATGGTTGAGCTGGTACAATAACAAACCCCATTATACAGGTCTTATTAAAATTAACCAGTTCAGGAACATTACCCAATAAAACATTTCTAGGTTTCATATTGATAACTGGTGAACCGAATCTCATAAAACCAACATACTTGTTTGTCGTTCTTTCTATTACGGCCAGCTTCAAAGATTTGCCTGGTATACTTACCATATTACTATGGCTTGATATCATGTTAATACAGGTATCCCATGTATGATTATCTAGTTCAACAACTTCTAAGTTCATATCTTCTGGCGACATAGTAAAGTCGTCAAACAATTCGGTATCTAAGCCCATGCCAGGAAGTGATGAAGGTATAGATTCAATTTGTGCCATCTTCTGGTCACGCATGTATTCATCTATACGAGTAAACTTGTCAAAGTAATTTGAAAATACATTAGCACAAAAAAGTGCTTCTTCTCTACTCAATTCTTTCATTTCTATTCCTTAAAACTATTGATTGATACCATTTCATTAACCACATTACCTTATGAGGATAATGCTCGGGGTCTGGCAAGTTGTCTTTAAAATATTCCATAAAATCTTTTAGTTGTTCGTCTGTCATTAGAAAAACTCATCTAGTGTTGACTGCCTTTCAAAACTCCAGTCGATTGCATTAACAATAAATCGTAATGGTTCTAAGAACGACTTATCAAACTGAGTATCGTAGTCAATATATCTATGTAAGTCAAACTCTTTTGGCATTGTGCCGATAAAAGATATAATGTTTTCTCTCAAATGATTAGGTTCTGTCAACGGAATAAACTTAATCTTATCACCATCTTTCACAGTTTCGTATTTAACTAACTTGTGTTTCTTCAATAGATTGTTATACAACAAAGCGCCACGAACATGCATCGGCGTTCCCTTCTGATAGATTGTTGTAGTCGAACCATACTTTTTTAGATTATTACAAGAACGAGGATATGCGATTGATTCAGGCGATAACTTCTTAAACTCTTTTCTAAAGTTATCTATAAACTCAATCAAGGCAGATTCGTCTTTATTCATAATGATATTTAACGCCTCTTTAATCTTAACACGACATGGGGCAGGTGTAGAACTTTTGACTGCCTCAATACCCATGATTTTAAGTTTAGGTTCTTTCAGTTCAACGCCTTCATCATTATACACATTCAAAATATATCTTTTCTTTGCAGTCCAGATACCTTTGTTTGCAATCACTTCTCGTTTCATAATCATCTTCTGCTCATATGCGTTTACATATTTAGCAAGTTTATCAAACGACTTGTCGATTTGAGGCTGTATCGTTTCTTCACAAAACTTATCCATGACTCTTACAATCTTTCTTGTGTCAGATTTGTCTTTGAATATTGCGTTTACAACTTCACCCAATCGAATGTAGATAGAGTCAGTATCGGAAGCAACAACATAAGTTACATTCGTTGTCTTTAACAGATTGTTTAGAAAGTCATTGACATCTCTTTCAATCCATCGAATCGCAAGTTGCCCAGCCATTGTAATACCTTCTGCATGTCGAACATCAAAGTATCTAAAATACTGATTGCCGATTGCACCGTAGGCACTATTCAATGAGAGTTTTCTCGCCAACTGAATGTTGTGATTCTTTGCAATCTCATACTCATACTTCTTATCGCCAGTCTTTTCGTACATCTTCTGTGCTTCAATCATCTTCTTTTTATAGACAACTCGTTCTTGATATAAAGTATCCATGATTTCAGGAAGAAAACCTCGCTTGTCAGTTCTGAACAGAGCGCCGTTTGGCGTTATCGTTGTATTGTCTAAGTTAGACAAATCAGATTCTTGATTCAACATCTTTTCAACATTGACACGATTAGGTTCAAACCCAACCATCGTTTCTGGCGATATGTTATACTGCATAATCAAATGTGGATATAGACTGTTCAAGTCAAAACTACAAATCCAATCATGAAAACCAACAACAGGGTCTTTCACATAAGCGCCTTCATAACCATTAGATGTTTTTGATTCTTGTATGGCAGGCGGTACAATATTCTTAGACCGTAAGTGATGATAGATAATACAATCCCATATTCTTACTTGACCGAACACATCTTGATAGTTGACTTTCGCTTCATAAGCCATAGTCAAATGCAAGGCAATCAGTTGCAGTTTATCTTCTAACTTATCAACAAGTTCAACATCTTGAATATTGTATTCAACAAACTTTTGATAGTCGTTAGCATAGAACTCTTTGAAAGTATCATAAGGATTCTCGTTCTTGTTTTCACCAAGTTCAACTTCGCCGATATAATCTAGTTTGTAACTCTCTCGCCTGACAAATGTAAACTTACGATACAGGTCAAGATAGTCAAGCGTATCAACGCCCATTAGATTCCAAGACTGTTGTTCTCTTGAGTTGCCGGCAAAACCAGTTAGACTAGATTTCTGTTCGACAATACCCCACGGACTGAATTGATTAATCCATTCATCACCCATAAGATAACGAAAACGATTCATCAGATAAGGTATATCAAAGAACTTTACATTCCAACCAGTGATGATATCAGGATTGTATTCAACCCAAAACTTAGTGAATGTTTCAACAAGATGAGTTTCAGTCGAGCAGTTGATGTATTGAACATCTTCTCTGTCATTGACAAAGTTGCCCATACCGAAAACAATAATCTTTTTAGTTGTGTAGTCTTTTACTGTAATACAGATTAGAGGCTGGTCTGCTTTCTCTGGATTAGGAAAGCCGTTCTCACTCTCACACTCAATATCAAGTGAAAGCATTTTGATTTGATTCATATCCCAATCTATCTTGCCTTCAAACTCCTCAGCGATAAATGGATACTGATGTCTTGTGTTGCCAAAGTATTCAAAGTTAGTAACATGCTTATACTCGTTCACCCACTTTGTTGCTTCGGGCATACTGTCGAACTTTATCTTTTCAACATAACGACCATCTAAAGTCTTATACTTTGTTTCTTTGCCGACTGGGACAAAAAGTGAGGGCTTGTAGTTAATTCTATATTTCTTTTGAGCGCCATCTTTATCGACACCACGAACTAACAACCGCCCCCTGTAAGGAAGTACACTTGTGTAGAACTTCATTAATTATATTTGAGTATTGTTGAAGTGTGAGTTTATTGCTTGAATTTTATCTTCAGCATCTGCTATCTTAGCAACTAGTTTATCCATTTCTTCTATGTGTTGAGGGTGTTCACCTATCGCAACAGGGTTGTCAAAATAAACTACTAGCGTAGCAAACGCACTTGCAACTTCTGATTCGTATTGCTTAATTAGTGCTTTGAATAATGGGTTTTGAGTTTGATGATTTTGTGCCATTTGTTTCTCCTTTTCATGATTTAGTATAGACTATTATACAGTAGTCTGATTG